ACGGACTGATGGCCCCTTGCTGTATGTGTTGAACTGCCCTGTTGGTGTTGACCAACCTGAAGTAGTCCGACCATTGTGCGTGTTGTTCTGTTGCCCAGTCCATCATGGTGGCGATACTTCTTTGTAGTGCGGCCTCCACGGGTTCCGTCTTCAGTGTCTCGATCAGGTACTCCTCGTACAGGTCATCCCTTGCCCAGTGGTCCAGTTTGATCTTAGATTTCAAAACGAAGTCTATGTACTTGTCTGGATACAATGGATTGATGTGCATGATGTACCTACCAAATTTGACGAACGCGTTGTAGTATGGACTCTTGACGAAATCGTCATAGGTCCTGTCTTTGGCGTTGTGTTGGTGTATCTTGTAGAACCTTTGGAACACCATGAACGCGTTGACCACCCACTTCTCGTCTCGCTGTAGGTATCTACGTTTTGGTTCGCAAAGGTGTACTTGTAAGGTCCTCTCCTTAGCAAACTCCTTGCCACAGTAGGTGCATTTATTTGTCGATGCCATGCGCTTCTATGAGCTCCTCTAGTTCTCTGTCAGTTATCACCTTGTCCAGTGTCTCGAGATCGGTCTCTTTCCAAGTGGGATAGATCTCTTGTAATTTTTTCAATGACTTGTTTGGCACACGTTTCATGGGTTTGATCCATGGATGGAACTGTTGTTGTAATGCGCCACACATAGCAGTCAGTATCCACAACAGTTTCTTGTGTTTGCCTAATGTGAAGCAGTGTTTATTCACGCATTCGTTTACCATTTCCACGTAGTGTTCCACATAGAATTGATCCTTCGACGAACAGCTCGACACATATCTCATCAGCATGTATGGACTGTAAAGTGATTTCTCTTTGTCGTCTATCCTGTCATAGTAGTCTTTGTTTCTAAAATCCACGGCCTTGAGCCCATTTCTAAGATCAAAGAATTTTTTCGTGTTACTTTTTTTTGCTGGCATATTTCAATCCAAACATAGTGCATTCCTTGGCATCTACGAATGTTAATTTTATTTTCTTTTGTTGGTGATTCATAGCCGAAATCTTGAATTTATTTTTCCTTAACCAATCAAAGAAATCCCTCATCCAATCCTCGTCCATCCATACCGCTATCTTGTTACTGGTGATCAACACAGGTGCATCTATGGTTATGGTACGTCTACCAGACCGAGCCATAGTCAACCTGTTCACACTGCCTAGATATGTCCTTTACGAAATAGGCACACATGGGTCTACGTCCGTTGGTCAATGGCACTGCCAACATCTGTCCTGACTTGATCTTGGGGAAGTACCACTTGACTTCTGTGTAGATATCTACCACATCTATGGGCATGAATTCTGGTTTGGTGCTGGACAAAGGATTGAACGTGAATGCATCAAATCCCCTGTCATTGAGACTGGTTATAGGTAGCACATGCATCTCTGACTGTCCCGCCTCACCTATCAGCATCTTCCAATCCAGTGGCATCTTGATCTTGTGATCACCTATCTCCAACACCGCCGCGGGTGCGTTGAAACTTTCAAGGAATATTAAAGGTATGTAGAAGAAGTCTGGGTTGTTGGGATCAGAATTGTCTAAAACCGCAAACCTCAATTTCTCATCCACCCATTCTGGGATCTTTTCTAGTTTGTAGGTCCTGTCATCAAGTGTAAGGATTTTCATAATCTATCTTTTCTATATTATACGGGTAATTGGCCTCTTTGTAAAACTTTTTCCTCGCTCCTAGGTGTCTTTTCGCAAACTTACAACTGCTGGTAATGTCCCATATCTGCACACTGTCCTTGTCCTCAGCCTTCCTGATCCCACGACCTATCGACTGTATCACCCTCACGAATGACTTGCCGGGTTCTATGAGAACAAGATTAAAAATCCTAGGAATGTTAATGCCAACAGCGGCAACTCCATATGTGGCAATGATAACTTTATTTGTCGCAGTAGATATTTCATCATATTGCTCCTTCCTATCTGTGTTTTTGGTTGCTCCAGACACGAACACCGCATCCTTTATTTTCTTTTCTAATATTTCTCCAGCGGATATCCTGTCCACCAGTATCAGTGTGTTGCCCGATGTGGCTATGCTTTGGATGGTCTGTGCCACCCAAGTCATCCGTGTTTGATCTGTTGTGAGCCATTTTAGTTCCTCACCATAGGTCTTGAACTGTGGATGGTCCTGTGTCTGTAAAACGTTGACGTGGCAGTTGGCCAGCACTCCCTTGTCCTGTAGCTCACTGGCCTGTATCCTGTTGGCCACTTCGCCTATGCTACATTTCAAACCCATGAATTCGTAGTCCGCTTTTGGTACTGTACCTGTCAGTCCCCAACGTATGCCACAGTGTGCGAATGGTCCTGTGAGTAGTCTCTTCAACACATCTGCCTTGGCCATGTGTACCTCGTCTATGATGATGGTGTTGATGCCCTGTATGGCCTCGAGGAATTCGGTTGTGTGTTCGTCCTTGCTTTTCTTCTCTAACACATTCAATGATTGCCATGTGGCTATGGTGTTGAACCTACCCAGTTCTTTCCTGTCTCCGTAGTACACACCAACGTCGAGATTACACGCCAAGAAATCTTCTTCGGTCTGTGTCACAAGACTTTTATTTGGAACGATGGTCAGTGTCCTACCGTACGGCTCAACTAGTTGACACAATGCCGCGGTGATTATGGTCTTACCCGCTCCGGTGGCTATCTCCTGTATGCATTGTGGATTCTCAATGAATTTGTTTATGGTCTCCACTTGATAGTCTCTGAGTTGTATTGGTTGTCCAGCACATGGATGGTTGTCAGGCCATGTGATGTGTGCTAGGTAGTCCTTGTCCACAGTCTTGAATTCATAGTTGTGTTGTTCTCTGTGATCCTCGAAGTCCACGTACACACCACCGTCCTCCAGTATGGGTAGTATTTGGTCCACGAGGTTGAGGTATGTGGTACCTCCCAGTCCAAAAAAACTGACCTTGCCATCCCATCTTCCCAGTTTCACGGCTGGTAGGTGTCTGGCGTATGGTATCTCGTATTTGAATTTGTTGGACAATCTCTTCCTCCACTCGAGGCTGAGGTTCTCGAACTTCACATTCACTTCGTCTTTGATTACTAGTTTGCAACTGCTCATTCTATACCTGTTCTATCACGTGATCATGCCAATCCCAACTGCTGGGTTGGTGATCACTATAATACAACTTTTTTGGAAGATTTTCAAGAAGTCTTTTGAGGTTGTCCGTGCCAGTGGCATAGTATCCACCTCCCAGTGCAATCAAGGACGCCCGCGGTTTTACCTTGCTTTTGATCAAAGCCCTAGGTATCCTGTTCCTGACGAAAATGATCTTCGTTGTATCATCTATGAACTTGAACTGTTTGCTCATCTGGTGTAGCTCGTAGAGATTTTCAAAGAACTCCCTGGGCTTCTTGTCGTCTATCACTGTAGTCCTCGCACTGTAACCTCTGTCCTCTTTCCTGTACACTGGTTCCTTGAGATCAAAACCCCAAGCACATTGTTTCATCATATCTATTCCGTGTGATTCAAAAATTTTCAACCAGTCCCAGAATTCTCTGATCTCCTGTTCCTCATGCACGTCGCTGTGGCATGGCATAAGCAACGGGAAAGCGTCCAGTTCTATCAATGCTTGTACTACTTCTTTTTTAGTACAGGTCACAGAGTTGATCCATAATTTATGATAGTAATGTTGTGCTATGCGACCGGCCAATTTAGATTTAGCGGATACTGATATGCCCTTGGGTGAAATCGCAAAATTCTTTAGGCTGTCCACTTGCTGTAACAAGGGCAGTCTTGAAATGTGTTCTGCCCAGTATTCCGTCAAGGACTCTGGAGCATTGTCTATGATGATCTCATCTTCTGTTTGTCTAGCAGTGGGTTGTCTGTGTCCCACTATCTGTTTCCTTACGGCATCAAAGTCATCTAAAAGTCCAGGAGTGACGAATTTGAAATCATAACGCACCGCTATTAGCGTGAGGTAGTATGCGGTCACATCCGTGTGCATGAACGTCCACTTCTTGTCCTCACCGGCGTAAAGGGCATACATGCCTGGCAAGTCACGCTTGTCCTTGAGGCAACGTATCAGTTGTATTATCTTCTTGTCGTACGGGAATCTCAGTTCTATCTTGTCCACACCGTCCTCGTCCGTGTATTTCTCTATGCTCTTGTTGAAACTTATCACCCTGAATTCATCCTCATACACAGGATTATCCAGCAAGGACTTGATGTCCATTTGGTGTGCTTGGAACTTGGAAAGGTAACGCTTAAGGATGACCACTGCCAATCGTGCCTGTTTCTCTGTCCAGGCGTACTGCGACTCCGCCAGTGATCTCACTGTTTCCCTGTCCTTGGGGTGTGGGGTAATGTGGGTCGTACGGTGATCTGGCCAGAAATAATCGTTATATGCTAGTATTTTGAGTGCTTCGTTTATGGTTTTTGGCAAATCTGACTGCATTTTGATACCTGGTAATTTAGATAATTATTAG